TCCCAGGGCTTGGTTATGATAGGCCGCCAGGAGTTGACCACGAGCATGAAGAAATCTATCAGAGGATCTGATGAGGCTGACAGGGCCCCATTGTTCTGCTCAATGAAGTCCCTGGCTATGAGGTGCTGCAGGATCTCTTTCTTGAAGTACTCATCTGGCTTGGTGGTATCTGAGCCGATTCGGTTGGGCGGGAAGATGAGTTCATGCTCTTCCAGGAGTTTGAAGGCGTTTGCGTTGTCCCAGTTCTTGAGCAGATCATCGGCCCATAGGTTAGCTACAGCTTGCCTGCTGCGGCCTTTGCCCTCAGGATCTGCAGCGGTGATTGGCACGCCTGCCGCATTCTTCAGAGTGCCAACTTTGATGCCCACAACGCCCGCGCCCCACCGATGGATGGCCAGCATCATGACCTTGCGGCTGAACTCCTGCTGGACTATGGAAGGCATGGCACCGGCCAGGTAGCTTTCGCCGTCTACATAACGGCTGACCTGGTCCTTGATGTGCATGACCCTGGCCGAAGGGATCTGGACAGGGACAATAAAATTGTGAAAACTTTGCCAATATTGCATATTGCGTTCTGAGGAGTCGTACACGACGCCCTTCAGGACGCGCCCTGAGATCCATCGTGGGCCTATTGGAGCTATGCCAGGAGGCCAGATGGTGAATGATGTGGCATCCCTATACTCAGCGAATGCCGGGGCCTTCCAGCCATCTATCTTGGGCCAGGGGATGTTCGACTCAATGACTTCCTGCAGTGAGGCGGCCTTGTCCTCCGGATTGTAGGGTATGCCCAGCTCATTGAAGGCTGAGCCCATGACGACGGTATCTATCCAGCCCTGTTTCATCAGGGTCTTGACCTGATACAATGTATCTAGTTTCTTGATCTGGCGCCTTATTTTGGCAGTCTTGTCGGAGACTGCTTGAGCGTCCTGGTCTTCGGGGGGGTTGATCTTGATGTCTCTCTTGTAGAGGATGGTGTTGACGAGCTGCCATAAGATCCTGTGGACTAGGCCAAGCTCGCTGGCACGCAGGAGCTGATCGGGATCTTGCCGGGCATCCTGTTCATATCCGAGGACCCAGGGAAATAAGCGACCGATGGGCTCTTCCGGGGTGGCAGGCTGACTGGAGAATAGAGTTCCGCGCATATCCCTGGCACAGGCCTTGTTAGCCGCTGCTGCCTTGAAATCATATTCATATGCCATAGATCTCTCGATTCAGTTACCAGCTAGTCATGAAATCCAGAGGGAGATGTTCGCTTAATTCGAGCGTCTTGACTCCAATCATGGCCCTTCACATAATCCTGAGTCCATTTTATCCCTGAAATCAATTTATCGTAGCGAGTTAGATCGTTTTCAGGATATTTTGCAACCTCAGATTTTTTCTTTAAAACTGCTTTCAGGTCCTTTTGTAAAGAGGCCAACGATTCTTTTTCAGTGACCAGGCCATGTTCAATTTTACTCAAGAACTCAGGCACAATCACCACCTGGTCGTATGTTCCGGGAAACGTTTTCTCTAATTCTTTCCGAGTGGGCATCGGATCGCCATTTTTAGTGCCACTCTTTGGTTCCTTCGACGTTCCGATCTTGTGCATCGGAAACGTTCCCGCGCCTACGAAGCCCTTTGGCACTCTCATTGGCGTATAACTTCCGCCTGCGCCTGAGCCGGATCCGCCACCTTCACAGAACATGCCTTTTTCGTCATGGCAGTCGTTCCAGTCCTCCAGAAGTTGGTTAACCTTGATCTCGCATAGCTTCAGTGCTATCTTATCGCCTAAAGTGAGTGCCATGCAGTCCCCCTGAAAATTGAAAATTAAAACATCCCAAATTACCACAGTTTCTTTATGGCAACTTTTTCTTTAACTCGCGTTTCGACCTCATTGGGATTTTCTTTATGCAAAAACGTTGGGTCCATCGAAGTCTTGAAGGGCTTTCCCTGTGCATCGATACCAAAATCAATTCTGGCGGATTTCGGGTTCACCTTTTCAACCGTCCCGACGCGGCGATATAGAATAGAGTAGACCCTATCGCCTTTGTTGAGATCGCTTATGGATTTTATGCGATTATCTTCTAATGCGCTATCTATGGCAGCTTTTGTGGCTTTCTCGTCCCTGGCGATCAACTCTTGTTTTATTGCACTTGCTGCCGCAGGATGAATTCCTGGCGTGCTTAACGAGATTTGCTTGGAGTCGTAGGCCTCCATTAGTTTTGATGCCCACTCTTGTCGTCCCTGGGATGCGGTATTCCATTGGTCGGATCTTTTCTTGTCGTAAGCATCTTTTTGTCTTTGACTCATGCCTGCATATTGGGATGGTGCAATCTCGCCTATCCAGGGCTCGTGAATACTTTGTTGAGATAGGTACATTGAGGAGTCCATTTCATGGAGGGGGGTGCCCTGAAGACCCCTACTATGGGCAGGGAAGGTTCCCGTGCTTCCTGCTACCCCTCTCATGGGCGTATAACTTCCGCCTGCACCTGAACCGGATCCGCCACCTTCACAGAACATGCCTTTTTCGTCATGGCAATCGTTCCAGTTCTCAAGAAGTTGGTTAACCTTGATCTCGCATAGAGCCAGAGTTATCCTGTCACCGAGTGTGAGTTCCATGTATCCCCTTAATATATCCCAGAATAACCGTGGCTGCCTGTGACAGGCTCGCCCACGTCCATAATTTCGATCATGCGAGGCGCAAAAGTAAGTATGACGGCATCTCCTCGATCTGGACTTCTGCCCAGGCGCTTCTTAGTTTCCTCTTTGGGCTCGATCTGAATCGCACCTTTTGCATTGATCTTGTAAGTGGGTGCTGCCAGATCGCCTAAGAGATCATCGTCCGGCGGTAATGCCAGTGGTTCAGGATTCTTTGGGTTAAGAGCATCCCTCAGAGTCCACCAGAGTTGTGCCCGGAGGTTCGCAAATACTTTGTTTCCTGTATCATCCAGCTCAATAGACGACTCTGCGACATTGACAGCCACCACAGGCGCACCTGCCGCCTGGAGGGCATCTACCACACCGGCGCCCAGGCCGATTACATCTACGTTGATCTGGTCCGCTCCTGTCTCACGCTGGGCTCTTATGCATTCGCCTGCCATCTCTTGAGTGTCTTTGCCTGAAAATATCTGCATAGGAAAGATTTTCGAGCCCTTGCGAGGTGCTATGGCGCTGAGATCCTGGCCAAACCGGGCAACATCCACGCCCAGGACGGTTGATCCGCTTGCGGATGCGGATGCGAGTGCGGGTGCGGGTGCGTCCTCCCATCGTTCCATGGCAGCTTCGATCCAGGCAAGGGGAATTATGTTATTCTCGCCCTGTTCGGGAAAATTGCCCAGGACACGGGCCTGATATGCAGGATGGTTTTTTCCCCAGCGTTTGAACTTGTCAGCTACCCATTCAGGAGTTATGAGCCAGGGAGCGGGCAATGATCCTGTGATCTTCTCGCGCCAGGTATCGGTTTCTATATCGTCGTCTGTTATGCCAAATTCGGTGAAATTTGGAGTATCGCAGGCGCTGATGTGAAAGCTCTTCCAGCCTGGCTCTCTGTGAGAACGGTAGAACGTCCCGCCGATGTTTGTCGGATTGCCCAGGAGAAGGAGCCTGCAATGTTCCGACGTGAGGACGCCCTCGATAGCTTCAAAGATGTCCTCATTTACGCCCGCTGCCTCGTCTACGATAACTAGAAGATGCCTGGCATGAAATCCCTGGAATCGGTCGGGCTGATTGGTGGATAGACCAAGAGCGACCCATTCATCTTGAACTATCTGCAACTCGGGGCTCTTCTTAGCCAGGTCGCCGCCCAGATAGATCTTGGACTTGCGGATACTTGACCTGATCTCTTTCCAGACAAGCTTCTCCACCTGTCGCCAGGTTGGTGCTGTTGTAAGAACTATAGAATAAGGAAATGTGTAGAGAAACCATAGGGCCGTGTTCCCGGCCAGGAAGGATTTCCCTATGCCGTGGCAGGAACGGGCCGTAGTGCGGGGGTTATCCCGGACAGACTCTATGATGTCACTCTGGACGCGCCAGGGATTCGTGCATAGAATTTTGCGGATCCACCAGACGGGGTCTATAGGAGCACGGGCCTTGAGTTCTT